AGGCAAATTTTGCAATAGTAGACGAAAAATTAAGTCAAATTATGCCAAATGACGAGTTTGACGTTATAATATACGTAGTCGAAGACGATATTGACGCAAATTTCTTATATGATGCTGTTGACGACTATAATCGCAACTATCCGAACTACAAATTCATTGCAGATCACGGAAAAACGAAGACTTATATACAAGGAATACAAACAAGTAACGGAAAATACAACTTAGTCTTGTGTCAACCACGTTCTGAACTCACTGAGGCAAGAAAAAAACTTGCAAAAACCAATTATTACGATTATTGGGATAAAAATTATTTGAAAGAAGTTCTAGAGGAAGATTATATTCATCTTTTTGATAAAAAACGTTAGTGATTGGGTATAAATAAATCTAAAAGTATCAATAATGGCGATTCAACGCAGATCAAGAGCATTTAAGGATATAAGTTTGTCTTTTTCACCACATCCTGTGACAAAAGACATTCCTGTGCTGACTAATGAACGTGCGATTGCCAGATCAGTGAGGAATTTGGTTGAAACAATACCAACTGAAAGGTTTTTTAACCCTTTAATTGGCACAGATGTTCGTGAATCACTATTTGATCATTTCACAAGGACAACTACCTATGTAATTGAGGATCAAATTAGAGAAACTATCAACAATTTTGAGCCAAGAGTGACTAATGTTAATGTAGAGGTGATTGGAAAACCAGATGATAATGAGATGGAGATTAAAATACTTTTTGATATTATTGGATTAGCAGTTCCCACTCAGTCCTTCTCTTTCATATTAGAACCAACAAGATAATATGCCATTTACTCAGTACACTAGTTTAGACTTTGATGATATCAAAGCACAAATCAAAGATTTTTTACGTTCTAACTCAAATTTTACTGATTTTGATTTTGAGGGTTCTAATTTTTCAGTACTAATTGATACTCTTGCATATAATACTTATATTAATTCATTCAATGCAAACTTAGTTGCAAATGAAGCATTCTTAGACTCTGCAACTATAAGAGAGAATGTTGTTTCGCTTGCAAGAAACATTGGTTATGTTCCTCGATCAAGAAGAGCAGCTACAGCGACGATAAAGTTAGATGATATTGATTTAGGACCAACTACAGATGCTACACCAAGGTTTCTTTCACTAAGAGCAGGTTTAGTATGTGTTGGTAATAGTGAAAATACCACTTTTAGATTTTCAATACCCGAAACTATTACTTCAAGTGCAGTCAAAACAATTGGTAGTAATTCTTTTGCACAATTTGATGATGATATTACAATCTACGAAGGAACATATTTAACTCGAACATTTTCAGTCGATACATCTAGAGATCAAAGATTTATTCTTGATAGTCCAAACATTGATGCATCAACATTAGTTGTACATGTTGCAGATCCAAACCAAGTAACAATCGGAAGAAAGTATTCAAGAGTTGACAATATATTAACACTTAATAAAAACTCAGAAATCTACCTTGCACAGGAAGTACAAGATGAAAAGTATGAAATTTTATTTGGTGATGGATTTTTCGGTAAAAAATTAGAAAATGGTACAACAGTTCGTGCATCTTACATTGTTACTGATGGTCCAGATGGAAATGGTCCAAGTAATTTCAGTTTTCAAGGAACGTTTACTAAAGATGATGGAACATTCTTTACTCCGTCTGATACTGTAACAACCACTACCGTTACAAACGCCTCTAGAGGGTCTGAAGTTGAGGATGTGTCTTCTATTAAGTATTTTGCACCAAGACTTTACTCAGCACAATATAGAGCAGTTACATCAAGAGATTATGAGGCAATAATTAATCAAATCTACCCCCAAACGGAGTCTGTTGCTGTTATAGGAGGAGAGGAATTAGTTCCTCCACAATTTGGTAAAGTTCAGATTAGTATTAAACCAAAAAATGGTACTTTCATCTCTGATTTTGACAAATCACAAATTAAAAGTAAATTAAAAAATTATGCAATCGCAGGTATTAACTCAGAGATAGTTGACCTTAAAATACTTTATGTTGAAATTGATTCAAATGTCTATTATGATCCATCTAAAGTAGGTTCACCAATAACCTTAAGAACAAACGTTATAAACGCTTTGCAGAATTATGCAACTAATGTTGAGATGAATAAGTTTGGTGGTAGATTTAAGTATAGTAAGGTAAATCAACTAATTGATAGAATCAATGATGGTATTACATCAAATATTACAAAAGTAATCATAAGAAGAGATTTAAAATCTCTAATTAATCAATTCGCACAATATGAATTATGTTTTGGTAACAAATTTCATATCAATCCCGCTGGATACAATATAAAGAGCACAGGTTTTACGATTTCTGGAAGTTCATCAACTGCGTTTTTGACAGATATTCCAAATAAGGATGCTGCAGGAAATCTTGACGGAAGTATGAAAGGTACGATTAGTGTCGTTAGTAGAGATGAAAAAAATAATGTGCAAGTTTTACTCAAAGACGCAGGTTTAGTTGACTATAAAAAAGGTGAAGTGATATTGAACACGATTAATATCACATCAACAGTTGCACAAAACGATATAATTGAAATACAGGCATTTCCTGACTCAAATGATGTGATTGGATTAAAAGATCTCTTTGTCAGTTTAGACATTTCAAGTAGTTCGATAAATATGTTGAAGGACGTTATTGCATCAGGAGAAGATGTATCAGGTGTTGTATTTACTAGAGACTACTATACTTCAAGTTACTCAAATGGAGTTTTAGAGAGGAAATAATTTATGTCACAATTTGACAAAAGAATAAAAGTTAACAGTGTCATTGAAAACCACTTACCAGAGTTTATTACAAGTGATTTTCCAAATGCGGTAGAATTCTTTAAGCAATATTATATCTCACAAGAATTTCAAGGAGGTACCTCCGATTTAATTCAGAATTTTGATCAATATATTAAAGTAGATAATCTTGTACCAGAAGTTGTAGTTGGAATTACATCAATTACTGCTGCTATTGATTCGTCTGATACAACTATATCTGTGCCAAGTACAAAAGGATTTCCTAGTGAGTATGGATTACTAAAAATAGATAATGAGATTATATCATACACAGGAATAACATCAACCACGTTTACAGGATGTATACGTGGATTTAGTGGTGTTACAGGATATAATGTAGGTGTATCATCATCTTTAATAGATGTTAATCGTGAGAAACTTACTTTTGAGGAAACATTAGCAGATAGTCATGTAAATGGTTCGACTGTACAAAACTTATCTGTATTATTCATACAAGAGTTTTATAAAAAATTAAAGAAAACATTTTTACCAGGTTTTGAGGATGTTAGTTTTGCGTCTGACTTAGATGTAGGTAACTTTGTTAAATTTGCTCGCTCATTTTATCAATCAAAAGGTCTTGAAGAGTCTATAAAAATATTATTTAAAGTATTATATGGAGTTAGTTCTACAATCCTCGACCTTGAAGGTAACTTAATTAAACCTTCAGGTTCTGAATTTGTAAGAAGAGAAGTTATAATTGTTGATTTAATTACAGAAAATGGAGACCCACAGAACTTAGTTGGACAGACAATATTCAAGAGCGATGATTTACAAACAAATGCATCTGTATCTGGAGTTGAAATATTTAATAGAGAAGGTAAGTCATACTATAAAATGTCCTTATTTGTCGGATATAGTGATAGAGACTTAATACAAGGTACATTTACGGTCAATCCAAATACAAAGGTATTGAATGACGTATCTCCCAATTCAACAATTATATCTGTAGACTCAACAGTAGGATTTGGTACGACAGGAACCATCATAAGTGGTTCTAATACTATTGAATATAAATCAAAATCAATCAATCAATTCTTTGACTGCACTGGTATAACAAATCAAATTAATACTGCTGATAATATTAGACTTAATAGCAATATTTTTGGATATGAAAATGGTGATTTATCAAAGAAAATTGAATTAAGAATAACTGGAGTATTAAACAACTTAGTTGTTGATGATAAAGTTACACTAGTTAATGAAGGTGAAAATATATTCGTTAGAAATCTTGGTGAGAAAATATTTAATAATGGGGAAAGTTATAAGGAAAAATTTGCAAACTCTTGGATTTACAATACAAGTTCAAGATTTAAAGTTGATATTTTAGGATCTGGTGGTGGTGCTACAATTCAATTAGATACTTTAATTGATAAATCATCTATCGCAGTTGGTGATGAATTTCAAGTTATTAGAAGGGGTCAACAAACTGTTGATGGTACATTTAATGTTGCAAGTGTAGATTCTAACTTAAATCAAATAACAGTTACAAACTTAGGATTTACTCCAGTTCAGGGACAAGATTATGATATTCGTAGAGTAGTTGAAAAGGCAACAAGTACAAATGTTGAGATAAGAGAGGGAAATGAAAATATAATTTCTAATGTGCTCAATGTATATACAGACGGTGACACTGATGGTTATGTTGCATCGAACTCACTCCCTGATTTTAACATAACTGATAATATTATACAGGAAACCTTAGTTGGTATTGCAAATACATCATTTAGGTTTTCTTTTGATAGAGATAGTCAAGATATAGTATCTGGACTTTATAATTTCTTAGAATTTCATTTTGATACTAATAGAGATATTAAATTTATACAGGGGGATGCTGTTGTTTATAATTCAATTAAAGACCCTAACTCTACTAACAGTAATCCATCAGAAGTGGCACCTGGTTTGAGTGATGGTACTATTTACTATGTTGATCCACAACCTGCAACCTCTGGATCAAATATTACTAAATTAGCACTCTACTCTTCCAGAGCACAAATTGGAACTGCTAGTACAATACAGGTTGGTTTAGGAGTTTCAGAAAAAGATTTGCATACATTTACTCTACTAAGACAGCATGGTAAAAAAATAAGTGCAAATAAAATATTAAGAAGATTTCCTTTATCTCAAAGTTTGATTGATTCATCTGCAGGTGATGAAAATATAACTGATATTGGTATATTAAAGAATGGTGTAGAAGTTAGATCTCCAGTTTCAGAAGATTTTATTAGTTATGGAGCTATATCTAGTATTAATCTAATAAATGGTGGTGATGGTTATGATGTAATTAATCCACCAAAAATATTAGTTGAGGCTGGTTTAGGTAATACAGCATATGTTGAACCAGTAATCACTGGTTCAGTTAAAGAGGTCTTTATTGATCCACAAGAATTTGACGTTAAATCTGTAAAAAGTGTATCATTGACTGGGGGAAATGGTGATGGATGTGAATTAGAAGCAGTTACAGGTGCTAGATTTAGAGAGTTAAGTTTTGATAGTAGAGACTTAGATTTTGGTGGTGGTATTGATATTGAAAATGAGACTATTACTTTTTTCAAGGAACATAATTTAGAAAATGGTCAGATAGTTTATTATCAGAGTAATGGAAATGCTCCTATTGGAATCGGAGTAGCGTTTGATACTACAAATCAAATAACTGGAACATTAGCAAATGGAGATCCATATTATGTAAGATATGTTAATCCCACAACAATTACGCTTTATAATACTCAGAACGATGCTTTAACTGGTATTAATACTGTAGGTTTATCAACCGATACTGCAGCAGCAGGAATTCATTTTTTTAGAACAGAAACGAAAAATACGATAAACAGTATAAAAGTTAAAAATTCTGGTAGTGGATATGAATATCGTAAATTAATTGTAAAACCATCTGGGATATCTACTTCATATGATACTGTTAATTTTGATAATCACGGATTTAAGCACGGTGATTTGATTAATTATTCACCTATGGTTGGTATTGGCTCAACAATGCCACAATCAATACTGGGATTAACCACCACATCATCATATTATGTAATGAAGGTTGATGACAATTCATTTAAATTAGCAAATGCAGGAGTTGGTGGTACATCTACATCTGATTTTGATAGGGGTAAAACTGTCAATTTAACAACAACTGGAACTGGATATCAAACTTTTAAGTATCCTGATATAAAAGTAAATATTGAGGTTGTTTACAACGGTAGCGTAACAGGTTCATTTAACATTACTCCAGTTGTTACAGGTTCATTTACTGGTGCTTACCTATACGAAAAAGGAAGTGATTATGGTTCCAAGATATTAAATAATATTGCTAATCCAAATGTAACTATTCAGTCTGGAAGATATGCATCTCTTACTCCTATTATTGAAAATGGTAAAGTAGTAGATGTAGTAGTAGCAGATCAAGGTGAAGATTATAATTCAACACCAGAGATAATAATAAAATCAACAGGAGAGGGCGTAGGTGCTGTTGTAAGACCAGTAATAGAGAATAGCAAACTAGTAGACGCTATAGTCATTAGTAGTGGTATAGGATACTCAGCAACAAGCACTTCTGCAGATGTTGTACCTAGAGGCGTAAGAGGTGTGTTTGATAGTTCAGTAAGAACTTTACAACTGAATGAACAATTTAGAGAAGGAGATACAGTATTAGTTCCAAGAAGTGATTTTTTAAGTTACGATGTAATTGGTGTTAATCAAAATTTATTAGAAAATTTAGAGTCTGATACTTTTGATGTTTTGGGTAGTGGTGAATTTGACAAACCAACAAAACATTCGTCAATTATAGGTTGGGCATATGATGGTATTCCAATCTACGGTCCATTTGGATATTCAGATCCAAATAACATAAGTTCAAATATTGTCGCATTAAAATCTTCTTATGTTAATGATATAACAAAGGTTGAAAATAGACCTTCTGGATTTGATGCAGGATTCTTTATTGATGATTATATATTTGATAATTCTGGAGATTTGGATATACATAATGGAAGATTTTGTAAGACACCAGAATTTCCAAACGGAATTTATGCTTACTTTGCAACTGTTGATGAAGATAATAATGGTAAAATTGTTGGTAAATATCCATATTTTATAGGAAGAACATTTAGACTACCACTTATTCAAGATAATTTGAAGTTAGATCATAATTTTGATTTCAATAATTCTAATTTAATAAGAAACACATATCCACATAACGTTGGTGAAAAATTTGCTGATAATGATTTTCTTACAGAATCTAATGAAATTATTAGACAAATTACTGAAGTACAATCAGTATCCAAGGGTGAAATTGAAAATTTAACAATATTAAATGCTGGTTCAGGATATAGAATAGGTGATCTTACTTCTTTTGATAACACTGATACAAATGGCACGGGATTTAGTGCAGAAGTAAATGAATTGGTTGGTTTAGGAGTTTCTAGTATTGAAACAAAATTAGATAGATTTGAGGATTTAGTGTTTACTTGGATAGATGATAGTACTGTAAAAGGTAATATATCGTCTTCTATTGAATTGAATAATGATGATTACGTTTTTGTTTCTGGATTAAGTACATCAATCAAAAATTTAACAGATTCATTCTCTGTAGGGGTTAATACTTCTCGTGTTTCTTTAGGCAAATCTACAAATGCTGTAATTGCTGGAAATCTTGCAATTGAAGACATTTTTGTCAATCAATTACCAAACAATATATCAATTGGGAATTCAATCAGAATCGGCTCTGGTAATACTCCTAATGATGAAATTGTATCAGTATTGAATTTTTATAAAGAGCAAAAAATAATTCGTGTTTTTAGAAATGTTGGGATAGCACATACATTTGGTTCAAATGTAGATTTATTGAATAATCAAGTAACAATTCCTGTTAAAACTAGAAAATTTGAGTCACAACTAAACGATATAGTTTATTTCAACGCACCACAATCAATAGGATTAGGTACTGATGGTGAGGGGATATCGACAAATTATGTAATTGGTGAAACAGTAAAATCAGTATCAATACCAAATAGACAAATTTATTTACCAAATCATCCATTTGTTACAGGACAAAAGGTAAAACTTAATGTTCCTGCAGTTTCTAATAGACAAATTGATGTTGCAAATACTGATGATCCAGCTGATACTATTAATAATTTCTCAATACCATTTGACTCAAATGATACTTCAATAGACTTATTCGTTATTAAAAAAAGTGAGAACTATATTGGACTCTCAACAATAAGTATTGGTAGTACAAGTGAGGGATTATACTTTAAGTCAAATGCAAGCACTGTTACAGGTATAAACACACACCTATACAATTTATCATCACAATTTGATCAAGTTACAGGTGATATTGATAAAATTGTAAGTACAGTTACTGTAAATGTTGCTGCTGCTGATACAACAACTCATAATTTGCAGAATGATGATATTGTATCAATAAATGTAGTTCCAAATCATACTGTAGGAATAGGCACCACAACTCCTATTGAGGTAAATTACAACGCTGAATATCAAAAACTATTAATTAATCCAATTAATTTTACAAATACAAATGTAGAGACTAATAGAATCAATATTGAAAATCATGGATTTAACACTGGTGATAAAGTATTTTATGATGGAAATGCTGGTTTAGGAACAGGTTCATATTTTGTTTATAAGGTAAATAGTAGATTTTTCCAATTAGCAGAGACATTTAATGATTTATCAGCAAATCCAATAAAATTAATTGAACTAACAAACAATAGTGGTGGAAGTGAACAAAGTATTGCTCCAATAAACCCACAAATTAAAGTTTATAAAAATTCAAAGGTTAAATTTGGATTATCTACAACAACTCTTGCAGGATTTGACTTTAAGATTTTCTATGGTGATGGTAAAAATGAGTTTAATAGTTCTCAAGACTCAACAATATTCAATGTAGGCACAGCGGGTACAGTTGGTATTGGAACGGAGACAGGTGGAGTTGTAGATGCTTCATTAACTTTACAATCCAGTGCATCAACACCAAATGTATTATATTATGGTATTACTAAGGGTGGTTACATAAGTACAGCAGATAAAGAAGTACAAAATCATTCACAAATTATTTTTTCTGATAGTGCTTATAATGGCGAATACAAAATATCTGGTGTTACATCTGAAACATTTAACTTTTCACCAAGATTACCTGAATTTTTAACTTATGATAATGCAGATTGTGAAAAAATTGAATATTCAACAAAATCAACAAATGTTAAAGGTGGAATTAAAAAACTAAAAATTCTATCTAAAGGATTTAATTACAAAAAATTACCAATATTTAAAGAAGTTACATCTACAGAGGGTGTGAATGCTAATTTAGTCGCAACATCAAATAATATTGGTAAAATAGAAAAAGTCAGGGTGCTTGATATAGGATATGAATATTCTGCGGATAAAACTTTACAACCAGAAGTTTTTATACCATCAATTTTAAATGTTGATAATTTAGACACAGTAACCAATATTGACATAGTTAACGGTGGATCCGATTATACAACATCTCCTAATTTAATACTCTTTAATCCAGTCTCTAATGAAATTGTCGATACTGGTTCATTATCAGCAGATGTTCCTAATCAAACTATAGCACATGTTGACTTAGTTGCACCATTAAATGGACTTGACTCAGTACAGCATAAAATATTTGCAATCAACAACTCAAATGGAATTGGTATTAATTCAATGCAGACTAGTTCTGGTGGATTAGTTACTTGTTTCATGCAAACACCATTTAATGGATTTGTTGATCCTCAACCATTTGAGGTAGGAGATGAAATTTTTGTTGAAGGAATACAAAGAGTTGGTGAAGCTGGGGGTCTTACAGTGCAGGGTGGAGCAACAATTGGTGAAGTATTGGGTGAAGGATTCAACTCAGAAAATCATAATTTTACTTTCTTTAAGGTTTTAGAATACATACCTGGCAGCAATACAATTCTAAAATTTAGTGTTGCTGGTGTAACTACAAATCCTGGTATTGCTAAAACATTTCAATCTGGATATGCAACAATTATTAACAAAAAGAATTATCCCGAAATAATTCCTATTCAAGAAAGGGGAATTTTCCAACAGAATGAACCAATCATACTAAATGGTGAAAAAACAGATTTAAGTGTTGTTGAAACAAGAGACGATTTTATAAAATTAGATGGATTGGATATGGTTAAAAAAGGTGATAGAATTACTGGTAGAACAACGGGTGTTTCTGCTGAAATAGTTGATCTAAAACCAAATTTAGGTAGGTTTGAGATTGATTTTTCAAATCGTCAAGAATATGGTTGGTTAGATGACACTGGAAAATTGAATGAAGATATACAAGTCATACCTGATAATGATTATTACCAAAATTTATCATACTCTGTCAAGAGTCCAATAACTTGGGATGATTTCTCAAACAGTGTGAATAGTATAGTTCATCCTGCAGGATTGAAAAATTTCGCTGATACATTTGTACAAAGAAACGTAAGAGTTGGTGTTAATACAGAAAATGATAAATCTATAGCTACACTTATCTTAGACCTAATTAGTGATGATAATAGAGTCGATGCAATTAATAATTTTGATTATGTTTTAGATTATAATAGTTTAGGTAATAAAACAAAATCTTTAATATTCAAACAGAAAAAATTAACTAATTTTAACAAGTGTATTTCCAATAGAGTCTTGCTTCATGATGATGTAAGTGGAGAATTTTCAAGTGTTGGTTTCGCTGCTAATTCGAGTATAATTGATGAAATAAATGGTAAAGTTGTTAATTATTTAATTCAAGTAATTGATCCTGATACATTTGACACACAATTAAGTGAAATAGTTGTATTAACTAAAGAAGATCAAATATTTTTACTTGAGAAAACAAGCGATTCCACTGGAGTTGGATTAGATAGTATCGATGGTAATCTTAAACTTGGTGACTTTGAAACAGAATCTGCGTCTACAAATAATCTATTATTCAATCCAGTTGAGAAGTTTACAAAAGATCATGACATCAAAATATTAAAAACTTTCTATGATTCTGATATTGCTGGAATAAGCACTACTATAGTAGGAAGTATTAATCTAATAAGTGCAAATGTTGGCATTGCATCTGCTGCAGTCGGATTTAATACAACTACAATTGTAGAATTTGATAAGGATACTTTTAACGGATTACAAGCGAATATTTTTGTACAAGATTCAGTAACAAAGGAAATTAATTACAACGAAGTAATACTTGATTTTGATGGAACTAATACAACTTTATCTCAGGTTTATTCTGATGATTTGATTGGAATCACAACTAATACTGTTGGAATACTTACCGCACGATTAGAAAATGATTTAGTCAAATTACAGATTGAGAACAATAGAACAACTATCTTAGATTCTAAGTCTAGTATAGTTGGTTTTGGAACGACGACTGCTGGAATAGGAACACATAGATTTTTATCAGAGGGTCAACCTCCTGAAGCAGAAAGAAGTGCAAGATTTGAATCTACATTTAATCAGGGAACTGGGATTCTTAGTTTTGCTTCTATCAATAAATCAATTGACAGTTCAATTAAATCTCTTGTCAAAGTATCTGCTGGACAAACCTCTGCGATACATCAAGTTACAGTAATTAGAGATGCAGAGGATGTTTTAGTTGTTCAGTACCCATTCGTTTCATTAGGTTCAACTTCAGGAATAGGTTCATTTACATCTGCAACATTTGGTGATAATATTTCTATAAATTTTGTACCTGATTCAGAATTTACAGATGAAATTAAGGTTCAGGCATATAACCAAGTATTCTATACACCATCTGATTTTAGTAATATTCCATCCACGTTGAGATATGGTAATGTAGAGCAGGATGTATTACTAGCAACATATGATGGTTTAGAGGGAGCAAGAGCAAATAAAACTAAATTTGACTTAAAATATCAAGGCACTCCAATTTATACAAAGACATTTAATCCTGATGGTGTAGGACTTGAAAAGTCTACAGGTGTATTTACTATACCTAACCATTTCTTTAATACAAATGAAGAATTAGTTTATACTCCTGAATCATCTTTCATAGGGATAGCAGCTACTCCAATATCAATTGGTTCGACAGTTAACAATGCAGGTATAACAACAGATATTCTACCATCTACTGTTTTTGCCAAAGTGCTTACTGAAGATCAATTCCAATTATTCCCAACAAGAGAAGATATAACATCAGGTATTGCAATTACTGTCACTGGTGTTGGTTCTGGTAATATTCATAAGTTGAATATGACTAAGAAATTATCTAAAACTCTTATAGGTTTAGATGGTGTTGTACAGCAACCAGTCACTTTTACATCACTAACTCATACTTTATCTGTTAATATCGGAGCAGCAACTACTCAGTTTTCATTAAGTGGTATCGGTTCTATATCAACGTTTGATGTATTAAAGATAAATGATGAATTTATGAAGATTATTGAGGTAGGATTCTCAAGTACATCAGATGGAAGTGGAAAGATAGATGATCAATTAAACATATCTGAAGGGTTATCAACAGTTCCAACAGTTAGAGTTCAGAGAGGAGCGTTAGGTATTGGTGCTACACCACATAATAGCGGTGATATTGTCAGAGTTCATAGAGGTTCATTCAACATTATTGATAGTACAGTACATTTTATTGATCCTCCAAAAGGAAATACTCGTTCTAGAAAAACTAACACTGAATTACCTTTCGTAAAAGCAGACTTTAGTGGAAGAACCTTTACAAGACAGGATTATACAACAAATATGTTATTTGATGATATATCAGATAACTTCACAGGTCTCACAACAAATTATACCTTAAAAGTTGGTGGTGCCAATACTTCAGCTGGTATTGAAATTGGAAATGGAGTTGTGTTTATTAATGGGGTATACCAAAAACCATTTACTTCCAATAGTGCTGGTAATAATTATGAAATAATAGCAGACACCACATCAGGAATTTCATCAATTAGATTTACTGGAATTACATCAGAAAATGGTCAATTTATTGTATCACCTGATGATATTAATCAAAACCAGATACCTAGAGGTGGTTTAATCGTTTCTCTTGGTTCAACTGAAGGTTTAGGATATGCTCCATTAGTTGGTGCAAAGGTAAGACCAGAGAAAAATGCATCTGGTGAATTGACAGGAATTGTTGGAATTGGAACATCTTCTGGATTCAATCTAGGTATTCAGACCGCTGTATATGATAATCTAAGTGGAATTATAACAGTTACAACAAATGATGTTCATGGATTTGCATTAGACAGACCTACTTCAGTTAAATTGAAGGGATTAGAATTTGTATGTCCTAAAACTGTAGTTGGCACAGTAACAAATGCAACTTATAATCCTGCAACTGGTGTATTAGTATTAACTATTCCAAATCACGGATTAGTTGTTGGTGATGCTGTTATTCTTGATACTGGTTCAATTTGCTTTACTTGTGACAAAGATAGTTACACAACAGTTCATTGTTATCCTCGTGCAACTGACCCTGCTGCAAACAAATACCTAACAGTAACAAATAGAACTACAAATACCTTTAGAGTTAATGTTGGTGCGTCTGCTCCAAGTGACCAGTATGCACATGTATTTAATTCTGCTGATGCTGATGCTGTTAAGACAATTGGTGGTGGTGGATATGTTGGAGTTACAACAACTATCTTCCAAGACCACGAGAGACCACTATTTGTTGTCGGTATAGTTTCTGAAAGAAGTTTTGAGGTAAGAGCAGGTGCCAGCACAATACCACATACTTATCAAGGTGG